GCACACAATACTGCCAGTACCGCAGGAGCACTTTTGGATGATCTGAATACACCAGCAAACTTCATGGCCGATGTTACGAGTCTTGCAACAGCAACAGGAATAATCAGTGGAAGTGATGTATTGAGTGCTAGTAATCTAATAGCTGCATCCACCATAGGTAACGATATATTATCAAGATCAGCCAGTGAAGTGCAGACAACGTCAGCCTGCCACTCTTTGACAACTCTAATCCTAATGGCTACAGAATCACAGATAAGCGGCAGTGATTGGACAATCTATCGTGTAGATGGAACGACAAACTATCGGACAATGTCAGCATCCCTTGATGACTCGGCTAGCGCCATAGTCGGTGTGACGTGAGTAAGACTAGAGACATAGCATTCTGGGTGCTGAAGTGGCTTCATGCTCCTGTGGTACCACCAGTAGTAGCCAGTACGGAATTCCTGTTGCTGACGGCAGACATAAGTAGGCAAAAAGCGGTAGTGGCAGAGATGCGGCGGTCTAGTAGAAGCACAGCGGACATAGCACGATCCAAGATATTGGTACTGGAGAGATAATGGCAACGGAACTTCATCAATATGACACGGGCGCGAGCCTTGTAATTGCAATACAAGAAACAAGTATCTCTGGCACTACCGCATCTCTGGACGTATCAAGTGCATCTGGAATATGGTTTTATTACACAAAGCCGGATGAGTCCACAACGGGATCGTGGAGTGGCAGTCCGAGAAGTGGCAGTTCCAACCAACTGATATATGTTACCACAGCATCAACTGACTTGGACACGGCAGGAATATGGGAGTTGCAGGCATATTTTCATCTTGATCCATGGAATGGTAGTACTGAAGCCAAACCATTTGAAGTATTTGCGTCGATGAGGAGTTAGACATGGCATACGGCAAAGTGTCAGGTGTTGCGGCAATATGTCCGGATCTTCTAAAGGGGAACAGCAATTTCTCTAGTGAGACAAACCCGACCGATGCTGAGGTGACACTCTTCCTGGCTGACGTATCCGCCCAGATGGATGTCGCGTTTGCGAGTATCGGATTTTCAACCCCTGTGTCGGGCACTGCTCTTTTGGCAGCCCTAGATCCTATTTCCGAGTGGGGAGCTGCCTTGCTTGCCGAGAGTGGTGTTCTTATCGAATCAAGTAGTTGGGATGGTGCTGAGGAGGAGTCCAAGCCCACCCATTGGAAACGCCTTTACGACGAGGCTATGGAGAGGCTATTATCATTCAACGGAATGGCGTTGTGGATATTGGGAGCCACCAAGGCCCAGGCGATATCAAGGCTGGCGCATGTAGGTGGGGTGAGCGAGTCGGAGCGGGACACCTATGAGAGTGAGAGTGACTATATTCAGTCGCGTTTCAAGTCTGGCATGATGGAGTGGCAAAAGACGGATTGGACAACGGTATGACCATAAAAATCCAGATATACACAGAAGGATTGAAAGAGATTGCTGCTAGATATGGGGAGGTCAAAAATACCGGCATCGTAAAGATTGTTCGCGGCAGGTTCCAGAGGATGATGCAAGATCTTCGGGACACTGCGAGACAAGAAGTTCCTGGCAGTGGTGGATTAAGTAAATATGTCATATATAGAACGTATATGCAACCACAAGGAATACGTGGGGAGATACAAGTAAAATCACCTCCCTCTGGCAGATATCCTTCTAAAATATGGGATTATCTGTTAGATGGCACACGGCCTCATGAGATTAGAGCAGTTAGAGCAAACGCACTGAGATTCTACTGGCCCAAGGTGGGCAAGGTAGTATTTTTCAAGCGGGTATGGCATCCTGGAACAAAGCCAAGCAAATTCCATGAGGTGGCCTTGGCAAGATTTGGGAAGATGAGAATAGCAAATGCCGCCCTTCAAATGGCGGAGGACACAGTCGCCTGGTTGGAGAGAAGGATATGAGTTTTACAGGAGTGATTAGCGGTGCATCGGCGGTCCTGACAGCCACAAGCTCGTTTGACGAGGTGAACGTGTCATTCATGGACATGGACATTATCAATACCACGCCATGCCCCTGGAGCTGTGTCATCGTCCCTGGCCCTGTCAGGTCACAGAGAACTTCCTATGGTGGAAATGGTCATGACGTGACATGGTCTGTGATACTGGGTGTGTGGCTGCCATACGACTCACAAATGAGCACCTGGCAGGATAACACAAAAGTCATTATACAGGATGTGATTGACGCTATCACGGGCTCAGACACGTTGAATGATGCTATAGACCATACTGAAGTAGAGTTGATAGACATTGGAACGGAGACAGTTAAGAAGAGACAGTTCAATCATTTTGTGTTCATGCTGGAACCTATTGAATATAATGTGTAAAGTTTTGTCAAAGTCAATAAACAATGCTAGAACGATATGAATTACTAAGAAAGGGAGGTTAAAAGGGTCCGCTATGCATATTTTGTTCGTTATAGCGGACTCCTGAAGAGGAGTCCGCGAGAGAGTGGAATTGCAGTGAATGGAGAGCGGCTTTGCCCATGAGAGCGATAAATGCAACAGAAGGACATACTGCCACGGGGTTATGGTTTGAGAAGTTCGGACAGTTTGAGGACCCGGCAGTACAGGATGCTGTAATGCCGGCTGACCTTATCATATTCCAACGCAACCTATTTGCGGAACCGATGTTTAGTGCGGTGGAGTACTTCCAAGGGTTGGGGAAACCAGTGATATTGGATTTGGATGATGCCTATCCGATTCTACCGTGGAGCAATCCGGCGCACTTGTTCTGGATACAAAACGCCCGCAACCTAAATCCACCACCGCTAAAAGGATTAGAGATAGGTGTACAACTGGTTGACGCAGTGTCATCTCCAAGTAAAGTCATCTGTGCGGATTGGGAGCACCTTAACACACCACTCTGGATTCCGAACTTCCCACAGGGTTCATGGTATGAAGACCTTCCAGGCAAACCGGAGCAGTTCAACGACAGAATTATCATTGGATGGGGCGGAAGTGTAAGTCACTATGACTCATACTGGTTTAGCGGTGTGCGAGATGCCCTCGGTAGAATATGTCAGAGACATCCAGAAGTAATATTCAAAGTGTGCGGGAATGATGGGCGAATCTTCTTCCAACTTCCCGTGCAGGGCATGAGACAGAAAATGTGGCAACGTGGAGTTCCGCCATCGGAATGGCCCAAAATTGTGAGCACATTTGACATTGGTTTGGCTCCACTCGACCTTTTACATCCATATGATGCAAGGCGCAGTTGGATAAAAGGTATAGAATATATACTAGCAGGGGTGCCTTGGGTGTTCAGTGACGGACCACCTTATGCAGAACTAGGGAAGTTCGGGCACCCTGTCTCAAATACTCCTGAACAGTGGGAAGAGCGAATAGAATATGTGATAGCAAATCTCGACGGGGAGAAAGAGAAGATGAAGGTGGCAAGGCAAGAAACGCTGGGCCTTACCATGGAAAGAAACGTTGGGTTCTTTGAACAGATGGTTGGGAAGATGGCGGGTCTCAGGGTAGCTAACATGGGGCTGCCTGGGATTATCAACGTCACTGTTCCCATCAGACCGATAACAGAATTGGAGGGATTGATTCATGTTCAGTGACATAGACAAAGAGATTCATCAGACATCATTTGATTTTGTACAAAAGTGGCACAAAAACATTAAACTGACATATGAAGGAGTGGAGGTAGCAGAATGTCTGGAGTACCAATTGACGCAACTAATCAATCAGAGAATACTGAGCAGGATATACGGCGACCAGTCATCATCCTCAGTGGAGGCAACTCAGTAAAGCCGCTGGCAAAAGGGTTGTCGGAAGCATACGACATAGGGATACTCTATCCGCAGATAGCAGAGCCACTAAAGGAAGAAAAACTGCCTGTGTTTGGGATAGACGAGGGTGGTTCGCAGGTCGACCAGGGATTTGGAGTAAATTGGGCGGCGACAAACATTCCAAAGATCATAGGGAACCTTAACAGTAAACGAGGGATGAGATCGTTGCTTCCAGAGACAGAGATTTTTGGCAGCCTGTCGGAGGATTTGAAGTCATGGTTCCCTGGGTTTGCCATGAGTGGGTTGTCGCGAATAGTTGCCAGATTGAATGTCTGGACGCGCCTGTGGGAGACTAGAGACATAAAACTTGTGGTGACACATGAGGATGTGTGTGAGGACACGAGGGCTCTCACTCAGTTCGCGAAGGCACGAGGGACGCCCACGTTGAATGTGCCACACTTTAACCACGGAACCATAATAGGCAATCCGCCAGATCTTCATAATAGAGTGATATGTGATTGGATAGCGGTTGCGGGCGAGTATATGAAGGAATGGTACATGGACCGTGGTGTGGATGAGGGTAGGATACGAGTGACGGGCCACCCACAGTGGGACAGATTCACGACAATGCAGAGAGACAGGCGATGGGCGTGTGCAATGCTAAAGTTGGACCACAAAAGACCTGTGGTGACATATGCCAGCGATTGGGTGTTGTGGACTACTCTTCTCTACAATCCCAAGCAACCTGAACTTGGATGGCAAACGATGCTATCAGCAATGCATGAATTACGCAATGATGGGGTGCAGTTGGTATGCAAGGTTCATCCAAACTCGAGGAATGCGACTGCGGAATGGCACGCTGCTGTCGCTAGGGACTTGGGGGTGAACTGTCTTGTGACAGCACAGCATGGAGATATCGTTCTACAAGCAACAGATTTAATGGTTAGCAACGGATTCTCAAACTACACCACCGAGGCTACGATGCTGGGCAGTCCGGCCATATGGATGGGTGAGGGGTTTGTGGCAGACCCATTAATACCCTCAGTCCCTTATGATGCTGAATCACTCTATAATGCAATTAAACTTTCTTTTGCACAAAAGGCTGTATGGGAACGAGATGCCAGGCCAAGGATTCTTGAGAGATACGTAGGGCCACATGATGGGCAGGCGACACAGCGGGTAGTGGATTGGTGCAAAGAATTAATATGTGCCTAATAGGAATTGGAGAACCATATGGATGTTGTTACCTTAGCCCAACTTGCTTCGACACTTGGAATACCAGGCGTCGTGGTATTCTGGCTACTATTTAGGACGGATAGGCGGTTGGATATGTTAAACACGACACTAAGAGAATTTATAGTGGTACAGACGCGGATAGTCACTATGTTAGAGACAAGATTGGGGAGATAACGTGAATGATATTTTGCTAATCAGTATAGGTACGAGCGTCTTATTGGCAGCTGCAACGATAGCAAAAGTACATTATCAAAACGGTCGAATCCACGAAACCTCTCGACAACTAGATGACTCGATAAACAGACTCAAGCAGATTGAGCATGAGTTAGAGCAGGAAAACTATGACTTTGATCATGTTTCTTAATGGATTTAATTACATCGGATAATGGCTTGGGGCTGCATAAAAGTGTTGATAGGTAGGAGTAATATATAGAGGTGTAAGTTTATGGCAAAAATACATGGTAAGAACTGGAGGGTCTACCTAAACGCAGTAGACTTCTCTGGGATAAGCAATAATACCACTGTCAACATGATGGGGACTATGGCAGAGGTAACATGTTACAGCGATACTTGGATGCAACGGATAGTCGGCCATAATGATTGGAATATTGACCTAGCAGGGTTCTACGATGCAAGTTCAGCTAGCGGATTCTCGTCATCACTAAATGCGTTGCTGGCAGCATCAGTTCTTATTGGAATCTTCCCAAACAAACCCAATGAAGGTGAGATAGGTTATGAGGGGGTGCCGATAGAGACAGACTATACCATAAGTGGTCCTGTGGACGGTCCTATAGCTGTTAATATGACATATAGCGGCAGTGCACGATTATCAAGAACCAAAGTTATCTCTAGTTGCACTTCCTATACTACGGTGACAACAGCGAATGGTACAGCAACTGATATGGGGGCGACAGCATCGAGGGGGACATTTGTGTTGCGTCTTCCTTCAGGCAGTGCCACAGTATGGGGGACTGAGAATGCGGCAAGTATGGCAATTCAGTCAGCCAGTTCAACAACCTCAGCAGAATTTGTAACGTATACAAATTTTACGCCATTTGCAGGAGTAACGTCTGAGATACTAAATTATTCAGGATCTGTGGATAGATATGTTCGGTGTCAGTGGAATCTCACAGGAGCAACAGCTCCTAACTTGGATTGGATAGTCACAGCAGAAACATATGGCACACGCAAATTGTGGCAAGGTCTCTCGTGGAACGAGAGCACAGACGCTTACACCCGGCGGGGGTCATTGGCTGCCTTCGCAGCGGGGGCAACCCCTGGCAACGCTACCCTGCCTATTCAGTCTGTCATGCGCCGATGTGTGATTAGTGATGCGGGCGTGGTACAGTATTACCTGAATGCAACGGACTCCACGCTAAAAGCAAACGGAGATCCGTCGGACTTGACTGGTGCGGATGGTCAAGTCATGGTGGAGATACCAAAGTTCTACTACAAGTACTCATGGGTCTCCAATGTCCACACTTGGGACATCTCCCGATACGAGCTGACAGGATTCGTGGTTCACCCGGCATTCGTCAAAAACGGTGTGGAGGTGGACTTCCGTTACGTCGGCGCTTACGAGGGTGTGTTGTATGATGATTCCAAGAGTGTCTATACTAGCGACTACAACCCTGTAGCATCGCATTCGGCCACCTTCGACGTAGACAATGGAGCCAGCAAGGGCACGATCACGGCAGGTGCAGGAACGCCATATGCTTTACTTCAGGCGGGTGACGTTATTGTGGTCTCAGGCACGGCAGACAACGATGGCACGTACATCATTGACAGCATAGCGGGTGATAACGTCATTACTACAACCGCAGTGATTACAGGCGCAGACGGAGTGGAGGCTACTACCGTCATCAGTGCACCAGCGGTGGATACGTCGAACGATATACTGTCCAGTGTGAGCGGTAAGAAGGCATTCACTGGGATCACACGGGCCAACTTTCGGCTCATCGCAGCCAAGCGAGGCACAGGTTGGCGGCAATTCGACTTCTACTTGGCCTCGGCCATCCAACTCTTGTATCTGGTGGAGTACGCAGATTTCTACTCCCAGAGTACGATTGGTCTTGGATTAACTGACTGGGTCGCTGCGACATGGACGGCGTACAATGCTCAACACGCAATCAACAATAGTGGGCTGAGTAATGGCGACGGAGATGCTGTCAATAACGTTTCTGGCGGGGACGGGGTCGTTGGTAGCTATATGACATATCGCGGTATCGAGAACTGGTTTGGTCATACTTGGCAGTTCATCGACGGGTTTAATATTAACAACAATATACCATATTTCAGCAATACTGACACAGACTTTGCTGACGACACAGCAACGAACTACGATGTCCCAGGTATTACTCTTCACAATGCCGACGGCTATCAGGGTGCGTTGGAGCAGATTGACGAAGGTTTCTTGCCAGCGGACGTTACGGGAACATCGACGACCAAAATCACCGACTACTACAATCAGGCTGCCGGTTGGAAGGTGGCCTTGCTTGGCGGTGCTGCGAGGTACTCGGGATATGCGGGTGGGTTCAACTGGTATATGCATTATGCTTCTTCTGGTTTGCTTTCGTACTTCAGCGCTCGGTTGGCCTATTAAGGTAAATACCATCAGTTTTCAAACCACAGTAGGCTATGAAGTAACTTTAGGAAATACCGGAGATAATGTTATAGCGATTGGATACCAAAATGGCTTGTGACCTTTGCGAAGTATCAATAGATGCTAATTATATCTATGTGTGCACGGCTAATACTGCTTGGAACCGATTAGCATTATCAATCTGGTAAATAGAGGTACAAATATATGGCAAAAATACATGGTAAGAACTGGAGGGTCTACCTAAACGCAGTAGACTTCTCTGGGATAAGCAATAATACCACTGTCAACATGGTAGGTGCTCCGGTGGAGGTGACATGCTATAGTGATGATTGGGTACAGAGGTTAGCTGGGCAGAACAGTTGGAGTATGGATTTGGCAGGGTTCTACGATCCAGCATCCGCCAGTGGATTTTCATCATCGTTGAATGCGTTATTGGCGGCATCGGTTCTTATTGGAGTCTTCCCAAACAAACCCAATGAGGATGAAGTGGGTTATGAGGGGGTGCCGATAGAGACAGACTATACCATAAATGGTCCTGTAGACGGTCCTGTGGCCGTTAACATGACATACAGTGGCAGTGGAAGACTTAGTAGGACGACAGTATTATCAAGCTGTACATCCTATACAACAGTCACAACCGCTGAGAGTGCGGCTCAGGACATGGGAGCGACGGCATCACGGGGCACATTTGTATTGCGTGTCCCATCAGCGAGCGCTACTGCCTGGCCCACGGAATCAGCAAGCATGTTAATTCAGTCGGCAAGTTCAACCACTGCCAGTGAATTCGCTACGTACACACGATTTACAGTATTTGAGAGTGTAACGTCTGAAATACTAAAATATTCAGGGTCTGTGGATAGATATGTGAGATGCCAATGGGATCTCACGGGAGCAACAGCTCCTAACTTGGATTGGATAGTCACAGCAGAAACATATGATACTTAATAGGAGTAAATAATGGCAAAGATACATGGTAAAAACGCAGTACTTTTCGTGTCGGATGGAGTCACGGAACAGAACCTAAAGGGTGATGGTAATACTATCACTCTTAACCTGACAGGCACAACGGCTGAGACATTGGCCTTTGGCGACACTTGGATTACACGCATCGCAGGTCACAAAGATTGGTCTTTGGACTACAGTGGATTCTTCAATACCACTGCCAGTACCGCACAGGACACAGTTTATGCCGTACTGAATACCGCCACCTGCATAGTCTTCTTCCCATCAGGCTGCCCTGTTGGAACGGGTTCCCCAAGGTTCAAATCCTCGGCAGGCATAATCACGGACTTCTCTGTAACCACACCCGTGGATGGCCCTATTGCACTGTCATTCACTATGATTGGTGCAAGTGACATAAATAGGACTATTGTATGATGAGAATAGAATGTAGAATAGAAGGACATGAGACGGAGTGGATTGAGTACAAACCTATCCGGTTAAAAGATAGGCTGGCGTATCAACGCGAGGTGGGTGAGGAAGAGGTCTGGAATGTCCTGAAGTCTGTAATGGAACGATGGAAGCTGACCGATGCTGACGGGAAGGAAGTTCCTTTTCCCGACAGTGATACAAAACTGGATGATGTTGGAGAACTTGACGAACCTATGTATGCATGGCTGGTCGGTTCATTCATGGAGGCAATCATCCTTGGAAGGAGCAAAGCGCAATCCGCCCCTTTCTCCGTAGAATCGGACTAGCCCATGAGGGGAAGGGCAATCTCCCCTTGGAAGTAGAACTGAGCATACTCGCCGAACGCTATCACACCACTCCTAGCGCTATCTTGGAGGAAGAGGATGAATTGATATACACTGCCGCTGTTGGGCTTGACACTCTGCGGGCATTGCAGGCGTGTGATAGGGCTATGGAAAAAGGTGGAGAAAACTTTGGGGAGGGGATAGAGGCGGAGATGAAAATCATGCAAAAGGTTCAGGAGGCCATGAAGAATGAGTAGTCGGGCAGTCATCATAATCGATGCTCGTGACCAGGCTTCAGTTGTATTCAATCAAGTGCAAAACGGCATGAAGGGAATAGACACCACCGCAAAACAGGCGTCACAAGGAACTAAAGCTCTTAGCGGGGCATTTGGTGGTCTGACCACTATGGTGACTGGATTCATCGGGGCTTACGTGGGTATTCATGGGTTGCAGATGATCCAGCAAATGGCTATGCTTGGTGCTCAGGTAGAAGTTACTGAGGCATCATTCAATCGAATGATAGCGTCTGTAGGTATTGGTGCTGACATCATGGATAAGATGAAGGCCGCTGCTGGTGGGACTATTCCTGAGTTGCAGTTAATGCAAGCACTAAATACATCGTTGATAGGATCTAGTGCTGAATTTGGCAATATGATGGCTAATGCCTATCCTCAGTTAATCGAGATAGCACGAGCGGCAAACATTGCAAACCCAGCGTTGGGTGACGTGGATTTTATGATTCGTTCTCTGTCAATTGGGCTCAAACGTATGAGTCCACGTATCATTGACAACTTGGGATTACAACTCTCACTTGGAGAGGCAAATCAGAATTTGGCCGCTCAATTGGGAAAAAGCACGGATGCATTGACGGTTGAAGAAAAACAAATGGCTCTGTTGAATGAGACGCTTAGAGCCGGTGGTATCCTTGTAGACCAAGTTGGTATCAGTACAGATAATACTATTACTAAGACACAACAATGGACCACAGCTCAAGCTGATTTAAAGGCTGAGTTTGGTCGCAGTGCGAGTGATTTACTACTCTATCAAGGTGTATTGGCTAAGTTGGCGGGAGGAGTAACTAAATTATTAGAGGGTGAACGCAAGGGAAAGGATATGGCGAATGCCTATCGCCAAGAACTTAAAAGATTATTTGATACTAGTGAATTAACATATCTTCAATGGAAAGAGATGGATAGGGAACTATCTAAGCTGCTGCAACAAGTATCTTGGGGTGTAATAACAGTTGATGAATTCACAATAGCCTTATCGGATATGTCTGATGGAGTAAAAGTTGCGGTAGTTGATGCAGCCGCTCTAGAAGCAAAAATTAAGGAATTAAATCTAGTTTTTGTTGATATGGGGGAGGCTGGCTTTACAGGAGGGGAAGATCTAGCAGGGACGTTTATAGATATAAAAAAGGCGTCTGATGCCTTTCTAGAACGGGTATATGCCCTTTCTTACTCCCAGCAATTAAATGGGATTCAAGTCATAGCATTGCGAGACAAGCACAACGAACTGAAACAATCCTTGGCGGATGGCAAGATATCAGCTAAAGAATTTTCAATGGAACTTGCTATAATGCTTGGACTACTACCACAAATAGCGGATCCTACAATAGCGGCTATGGAAGCGATACTAGGACTTTCAAGTGCTTTAGATACAGCTAAAGCTTCAATGGCAAATTGGCCCAGAATGCCTGAAATGGGTGACTGGCCTTATGATATTCAAGTTTATCCTGGCTCCACCACCGCCATAGCGGAAGAAATTAACAAAGCTGGGGAAGACATTGCAGCGACTTTTCTTAGTCTGGGGGTGCCTATTGAACAAGTTGAGACTGATTTACAAAGATTAAAAGATGGCACCTGGGACTTAGCCGGTGAGATTGTTGGGGCCGATAAATGGGCACAAGATGCTCTGATAAATAGTGCAATTGATACTGCTTTTGCTAAGTCAGATTTACTTGTTCAGGAGTCTAGAGCTCGGGAGTCAGCATTAAATAAAGCAATTGCCGATGAAAAAAGTGCAAGAAAGAAGATGCTTGATGATGCCGAAAGGGACTCAAAACAACGAATAGCAACTATGAAGAGTACGATATCAGGACTTTTAACGCCGACGATGCCTGACGACTGGTGGAAGCCCAAATTGCCAAGAAAGGACGAATGGGACGAAGTGGCTCGACAGGCAGCAGACGTTGCCAACTTGGGGGAAGGATCACCACACTACCAAGAACTAATGAAAACTGTGCCAAAATTTAAGGAGTTAGTTGAAGCTATGGGCGTGAAAGAAGGCGCTCTTGCGTATGTTGAGGCTTTTTACCAATTCACAGACCTTAGCGCCATAAAAACCGATAGAATAAAACAACAATATACAGACCTTATGACAGCCGCATTCAATAAGGAACAGATAGTAAATGCCATTGCCGCCGATATTCAGGCGGGTGGTGGAACTGTAAATATGGATGTACTCGGCGCTCTTGTAGCAGGCAAACCTGAGTTAGCACTGATGGCCTTGAGTGGTGGGGATTTAGGAACTGCAATGACTGGTGGATATAACCAAACAGTTACTGACGCAAGACCGATTAGCATGTTTGTCGACGCTGCAAACAATGACTTGGAAGCACAAAGGAACCAACTGTTAATATTGGGCAATAGCCTGGGTGGGGTATTGATTGCCGGAATCACCCAAGCGTTGGTTTCACCTGATTTTATCAATATATTAGCCGGAGCGGTATCACCACGGGTTGCAGAGATAATAAATGCTCAGTGGGGGGGGCCTAGATAAATGGCTTCAGCATGTATAACTGAATTAGGATATGTGGGTGCATCTGTGACATTGGCAGACCCCTATGATGCCACAATAACATATAATAAATTAGGCCAATACTCACGGATGGCAAACAAGACGCTTACGTTCGATGGGACTGGAAGTGCCCCACTGTTCCGTTCGTGGGATATCCAATGGGGTCTACTAAACGGAACAGACCAAGCGGTCATTAACACGGAAGCCGTGCGAACCGGTTCACAGTATTTCTCACCACCTTCAACCTGTGGAGTATTCAGCGTGTTTGTCACAAGTTACTCAGAAATACCCGTCCCATCTGAGAGTGGGTCTATCAGATATAATATCAGAATGCGTTTGGAGGAGCTGTAGTGGCTCAGTCTATTTTCGGAACGTCGCTGTCAGCCAACGCAACCGGTGTGTCGCGCAATGTAGCCTACAAATTTGAGGTGAATTGGTACAATACATGGGACTCACTCGGGTCGTGGACTGATGAATCCGTGAATGTCGAATCCATATCCGGTGAGATGCGGCTGTCTGGATTTGGTGCTGGATTATCAAAGACAGGTAACACAATATCTAACAGAGCTACTATATCCCTGCGCAACACGGGGAATAGATATTCGGCTTGCGATAGGTATTTAGTTCCTGCTAGAATTCAGATGGGTTTCTACAATGGAGCAACCCCGGAACTGTTAGATCAATTTGCAGGTGTGATAGTTGATCCAAAAGAACAGACTATTACCAAAAAGGTCTCTTTTACATGTGCTGATAGAGCTGCTGTATTTGCTGAGGAAAAGGCAATAACTGGTATGTACACCAATCAGACTGTAGAAGATTGGCTGGCTATTTTAGCTACCGAGGCTGACATACCTGCAGGTGATCAGATATTAGATGAGGGTATGTTCACTCTTCCCTTCTGTTGGTTGGATGATGAACCGCTGACTAGCGAAATGCAGGCTGTTGCCGAGGCGGATGGGGGCAACCTGTATTTTAACAAAAGTGGCTCTCTCATATACGAGAATATGTATCATTGGTTAATTGAAGAAGATTCACTTACAACAGCATCTACATTTGATTTTACTATCAAATCGTTTCAGGAATTAGAACCAGAACAGACACACAAAGAGATTTATACATCAGCAATTGTAGAGCACCAAGCAAGATCACAAGGTTCTGTAGATATTGTATACTCAAGAGATGACGTGATATATGTTGGTCCCGGTGCTGCTGCTAGTATTAAAGCACGACTAACTAAACCTTGTACTACAGTATACGATGCCATAGAAGATACAGACTATCTCACTCTAACAGGTGGTGGTATGCGTACATCTGGATGCATAGCTGTAGTAGGAGTAGCCTATGCTCAGCAAGTAGATTTAGAATTCACCAATTCTAATCCATCTTATGCTCTATACATCTATGATTTTCAATTACGTGGTGATCCACTATTCGGTGGTCCTGTAAACGAGGAAAAATACATATCAACTTGTATTAGTGGTATTAAAGAATTTGAGATTCGTGGCAATCCATATATTCAGGGGAAAGGGCAGGCGGAGGCTTTAGGTACATTCTATCGTGATAGACTGATGGAATCTCGTATAATTTATCATTTGAAAGGCGCTAGAGGTATTCCTTGGTTGGAACTGGGCGACAAGGTCTCTCTAACAGAGTCCGACAGTGCTATAACAACGTGTGCCTACATTATTGGGATGACATGGCAATTCAGGCCAGGCGAATCGTACACAATGGACGTGGACATGCTTTCTGCCTGTAGTCTATATCCTATTGCGGCTAGTGAGTATTTTGTAATGGATAACAGTGAGTTAGGAACATCATCATGCGCATTATTCTACTAAAGGTGACTTATGCTTGAATGGGAAGCACCACCAACATTCTCTGCTTCTTCAGCGTGGGGTGGCAGTACGTTACTATCTGCTGCTAAACTAAATGTATTGACTAGAAATATGGAATGGCTCACAGGAAGAGCAGATGGTGAGAAGATGGTGTTTGCTGGTGTAAAGCACGATCAGTTTCCGGGATCAGATTTAGAAAAAGTGATCTGGGAAGGGCATATTCGCCACCAAAAAGATCGTCTAAGATTTGGGTTTTGGTGGACAAGTGATAAAGCAGAAACTTATGTTTCTATGTCCTATGGTGGTAATGATATGGGTTCCAGTCAAATAGGTGTAGGTGCTAGTATATTTTATACCGGGTCACTTGATTTATCTGGATTATCATTAACTGCTGGTAGCTGGTACGATGTATATTTTGCACATCAGTTAGTAGGAGATCCAACTAATACAGCTTTCCAACTCGCCTGGATTGCTGAGTATGAAGGCTATAACATCTCTGGCCTTTGGAAAACACCGCCTACGTTTACAGATTCAGCAATGACTGATTTGTCTGGTAGTTTAACCACATTATCAACCAATGCCAGCAAACTGAAAGATGTGGCTATTGGTCCTATTGCATCCTTTGCTGCTCCAGGACTGGCAGGAGATGATTGGAGTGAAGCATGGAAAGATTTGAGGTATGAAGAAGATAGTGAGTATGATAGTTCAGACGATATTTATTGGGGTGGTGGATGTATCCAACCTGGGGCTGTCTCAAAACTAAGATACGTCTTCAAGGCGGCGACAGACACAAAACTACGATTTAAGTATCAATCAGCAGATGGTGTGTGGGACAGTGACTATTTACCCACAGCAGCTGGTATACTATTTTCAACCAGTGGTATATACGATGGAATTATAGATGTATCTGGTTGTGCTGCACAAGGGGATTATGTAAGAATAAGAGCACAGATTAGAGAGGGTGATGAAGACATAGATCATACAGGTGTATCATTGTATTATCTTAGTGTGTATTCTGAGGAAGATTATTCTGCGGCGACTTTACCGACTTGGGAGCATGGAAACATGGTTGTAGAAGCTGCCAGTATGAATAGATATTCGGCAAGACAAACAGCATTAGCAGCTAGTGGAAAACTTCTAAAATACCAAAATCAGGCTATGAAAAGAGTAGGTGCTTCTGATGGCGGGGAGGAGGGTGGTAGAATTGGTATACTGAGACGAAATGGATCACGCTATTTGCATTACATGGCCAGAACAGGACATGAAGCTCCAGCAATTAAATATTTTGGCTCTGCTACAACAGGCAGTATCGTAGAAGAACGATCTTACCATCTAGAAACAGGATGGAACACACCTTATACATTAAATGTAGAGCAGTTAGATCAGTTGTATCCTGGTACATACTATAATGCTGATGAAGTAACAAGGGCGCAGGAGTGGGACGATGCCTAAAAAGGATATATTAAGGGTTATTGATACTAAAGATGGCCGTGGTAGACGTAGCGCATTGATGGAAAATTTGTATCAGCAGTTTATAATTCGTCCATCACAACCACAACCTGATGATGAAGCGCCCAATATCCCAGGAGGGGGAGCGGGAGGGAAATTAAACGACTACAACCGTATTAGTCTTAGAGGTGGAATGGTTGATGCCCATTTTACGTGGAATGATAGTCCTGAGACAGATTTTCATTACTATGGCGTAAGATGGAAAATGGGCGACTCAACCGCTTGGAATTATACCACAGCTACAAGTAGTAGTTATTGGTTAGAGAATCTTCCTTGGGGCATATCCGGATCACTTGCTCTTTCTGCTGTAGATATATGGGGCAACTCTAGTGATTTTTCTCGATTTCCTATTGAGTTTAACAGTTCTACCCCACCCTATTGGGAAGGTGGATGGCCCGAAATTACTGCACCATCTATGATCATAGATTTTACAGGGCGTGATCTGGTAATGACGATTTTGGCAACTGCATCTGAATTGGGGGCGATTACAGGAATAGATGTGGACTTTAGTCTATGACACCATCTATTGGAATATCAATTTATACTGGTTCTGACCTATCATCGTCCGTGTTGAACAGCAATGTGACAATGCTAAGGCGTGATAGTTCTGCATCTGAGTCTGGGTCACGGAATACCTATCCAATACCTGAAGTTAGCAAATCAGTCACTCGATGGATTAAACCATTCTTAGCTGCGTCCCCAGACAGCAGTCCTATCTTTGGACTACAAATGTGGGGGCCTGGTACAACGGATACGTCCACTTGTTTATATTGCGGGACAACCAGTTCAACATCCCCACCCTCATTCAATACTAGTGGCTCTGCCACAACAAATTTTACTGATTACTGTGCAAGTGCAAAGTGGGCGTTTGACTCAGGTAGTTATTCTGCTTCTGGCCCAACGGACAGATATGTAATATTCCAATTAGTCACTGCATCACCACTTACGACAGGTAGTAGAACACAAGAATTGGTTAATTATCAATGGTCACAGACGTTCTATGGTGAAGCTGAAGATGGGTTCATCTACGGGTTGGGGGCGGCGTATGCCACTGCTAGAAACACGGCATCGGCGGCTAAGACTACAGAGGGTTCCGCGGCCATTGGGCAGGTATTGGTTGGTGGTGTATATGGTGTCTACAGAAGTTATTTATCTTTTGACACATCTGAGATACCGTCAGGCGCTTCCATCGTTAGTGCATCTTTGTTTGTAGCAGCATCACTGAATGCTGCGGCCTGCTCGTTTACTGTTGAGGCATATCGATTCAATTGGGACGAAAGTCTAGGTGGGTCTGATATAGAAACAAACTATGATGGTGCATATGGGGCCACAGCGTCACTAGAAGGCACTCTACGAGACACAAATGATGGATGGGTATCAGGCACTTACTATTCAATACCTATAACGGCAAGTGGCATAAATTCAGGATGTGACACCAAATTTGCTCTTGTATCATCTTGTGATGTAGCAGGGACGGAAGCGAGCACACTTGAATATGTTCTAATCCACGATTCTGACTCTACTGCAAGCTTGATACCGTATTTGCTAGTCAATACAGGCTGTTCATTTACGATTGATGCTACACTCAGCAAGCGGCGGAGGAGGTGGTTTTAATGCCGGAAGCATATTATTCACAAGTAACATATACATTTGAAGACTTAATTGCTATATTCGGAACTAATCCACCGCCGGCATCGTTTAATGTGGCAATGGCGTTTGAGGATATATCTGGCCAAACGGGTGCGGCGTTGTTGGAAGTTGTCACCAATCCCGTGCCTGCGGCACCTGCAACTCTTGCTGCAACTGCGGGGACTGCCGGGCAGGGGACAATCACACTGACATGGGACCGTCCAACGGAGACAGACCTTAAATCCATCCGCATATATCGCCACACTGTTGACGATTCCGGTGCATCTTCAGAGATTGCCCAAGTCGCCTGGAATGCAGACACTTACGTTGACGAAGCCGGTGGCATGAAGACGTATTACTATTGGGTAAAGGCAGAAGATGTCTTTGATCAATTAAGTGCATATTCCACCGTTGATTCAGCAACGACGGGATTTACCCTTCGCGGGTGGTCGCATAACATAGCATTCACCGCGACAGACCATGATACAGTTGCGTGGGCTGTTGGAAGTATCTATTTGGCTGATCAGGCAGCAGCAGCATTTACAATTGATCCGGGTGCCAATACCGGAAACATAACAGAGGTAACCTATATCTATCTCGATTCGGACACGTCTACCACCGCTCTACAGACATCCACGGACAGTGCTGATGCGGTAGGGCTAAACAAGATTCTCATCTGTGTAGCGGAAGACGTTGCGTCGGGAAAGAAAGCTCGTTTCCAAGTGTTTGGCGGTGATAGTCAAGGCGTACCACTTATCGTAGCTGATAACATAGCTGCCAATACCATCACGGCCAATGAGATAGCGGCTAACACAATAACAGCTGCCGAGATAGCAGCAGGTACGATAACAGCTACTGAGATTACAGGCAATACTCTTTCAGCTATTTATGCTGATATGGGAATGCTGACTGCTGGAAGTATAACAGGGGCGGCGGCAAGTTTTGGAGATAATCAGGAAGTTAAAACAAATGCCAGTGGAATACAAATTGAACTATCCACTGGATATGTTGATAATAGATCCTATCAATTTCTAGATTCTAGTGATGTACTTATTGGGCAAGTTAGAGGAAGTAAAGCGGCTCCTGGAGTAGGAGCTGATCAAGGTGTACAACTTTGGTGTTCCTCGGCTACAGGCTACGATTGTTATGCTTCAGTACGAGCTGATAGTAGCCAAGTCGTTGGTGATTTTGCTAGAGCCGGCTTAGTTGCTGTATTTGGAGCTGAATCTTCACAAGTATATGCTCATATTGCTTCTACTGACGCTGGTGATCAATATGCAGTTGCTACAGATCATTTTAGGATTGGAAAGGGTCTTAGAGTTGGTTCTATAGCAGGCAATACCCAAGATAATAATATAAGATCTGAAGAAACTATAACTATTGGTGCATCATCTTCAGGTGGTATAACTATTGGATTAACGATTGATCTAGCCACAAATACTGATAATATTCTGGAATTTAAGTCTAAGGGTAGTGTGGCGCATGGCATGACAACCCTAGCAGAGACAGACACATTCGGCTATGTGTCAAAGGCAGCAGCAGCAGATGGGGGTATGAGTATTGTCGGAGCAAGGGACACAGGCACTCAGGCACTGCTGCTATCTGGTGCCGCACCAACCGATGACACAACTCATTCAACAGCAGGAACTGGATATATTGAACTGCGGGGCTACAAAAAGAATGGGACCGGAACTCAGGATGCCGCCGTGGATGCCAATCTGGTAGTCGTTCGGAATAGGACAACCACCCATGCCATATTCGACGCCGATGGCGACTTGCATCTTAATGCTGGGATATCAGCGAGCAGTTATGACGCCTATGACGATGCTATTATGGTAAGAACTCTCAGAGCAAGCCTTATGCCCGAAGGAAATCCTATCAGAGAAGAATTTTCAAACCTGATAGAAGAGTTCAAACCGATATTTGACAAATCAGGACTTGTAACGTATAATAGTGATGGACAGCATTTTATTGCTATGAAGAAATGGACTATGCTGCTTGCTGACACGACATGGCAATTAGCACAGAAACTCAAAGACTCGGAGAGGAGGATTGGAGCACTAGAACAAAGACTGCTAACACAACCATAGGATAGGAGAGACTGTATGATACCTTGGGAAGTCGACCCTGAACAGTTAGAGATGCTGGCAAAACTGGCGGACAGAGATGATTTATCGTGGACAGACGTAGCAGAGCAAATCAGCGAAGTCGGAACGGAACGGACGGCGGAGAGTTGCAGGAACAAGTGGAAGCGAATCAGGCTAGAACCTGACACTAAAGTATTAGTGGACGAAACGCCACCCGCCATAGCAGAATCGTTGCAGAACCCGGAAGTTGATTGGGACGAGTGGATGTCACTTTTGCACAAAATGCAGGGTATGGTGCAAAAGGTTGAACCGATCTATACAGATGCCCACTCCAAGATAGATACAGACAGGCCGATTATCATTCAGTTCGTAGCGGACATGCACATAGGAAGTCGATGGGTCTGCTACCCAGAGTTTAACGAAGCGTTTAAGAGAGCACTTGATACACCCAGGCTATATTGGGGAATGCATGGAGACGAAGTGGAAGGATTTTCAACCTCATTCAGAGCAGCATTCCCCGTGCTGGATCAGCTCACAAAACCGCTAGTCCAACGTTCGTTAGCCAACAGAATGATAGCTATGTTAGCAGAAAAAGGTAAACTTCTCTATGGCTGTGCCAGCACCAGAGCCCACAATACGGGCATGGCCATAGGTGAAGACCTTTTGCAGAACGAGTACCAACGAAGGAACATCCCCTATTTTGTCGGCAAGGGCATTTGGACGTTGGACGTTGGCAGCGAACGATACGTGTTTATGGTTGGGCATGAGTTGCCAGGGACCAGCATGTACAATCCAAACCACTCACAGATACGTGCTCTGTTGTGGGACTGCCCCGAAGCCGACTTTATCATAAGCGCACATAAGCATACCTATGCCTACCAGGAAATATCACATCATGAGCTAGCATACAGGGCGGGTGTGCATCCAATAAATAAGACACATCTAGTAGCAGTAGGAACGGCCAAAGATGGGCCGGACCCATATTCTATCAGTCGCTGGTCCCAAGGAAATTTTGTGTGGCCTCAGTTCTGCCTGTACCCTGACAGACATGAGATAAAACGAGTATACGGATGGGACGATGTGTCCCACTATTTAGGAGAGTAAAATGGGAATAGAAGCTCAGATATTATCAATCATTACACACCCGCGGGTGCGTACCATAGCGGCATTGATACTGCTAGATGTGTTGTTGGGCGTTGCGGAGTCGCTGAAGAGTGGCAAGTTTGACTTTGGTGAGGTTGGCAGGTTCTACAGAAGCATGGTGCTGCCCTATCTCGTCGGGTACGTGGCACTCACGTTTCTCATTCCGATGCTAACGGGCGACCTGTTGGGTGAATTCCAAAGCACACTAAACGAAGGACTTGTGGTGATAGCGTGGTTGGCACTTATAGCGCCACTTGGCAAGAGTGTGTTGTCACACCTAAACGGACTGCTGTCAAACTCATAGCCTTCTTTACGCAGAATTTACGCAAAAGCATTTGACTTTTGTGCCAAGACAGTGTATAATTGTTGGCACGTACGTATAGTAGGGAAACAGACAGGTGGGAATTTATACTATGGAGCCATAACGGGGTGGGGGCCTGTCACGGGGATGAAATGGGGTCGATTCAGTTGAGAGCCCAAAGCGGCTGGCTGAAGACGGTGGTTCAATTCCACCCATCTCCACCATAAAAGGAGAATGTGTGATGCCAATGGATTCGATAATAATAGGTTTTCTGTTTGTGTGTTTTATGGCCTGCGTAGTGGTGGCATTCAGGCCGAAACTATAGAAAGGAATGGAACTAATGCCGTGGACTTTGTACATATGGGAAGATGTATTGTCTGATTATACTCCTGGCATGATTGTAGCTGTTGCCAGAAGCGTAGAAGAGGCCAGAGAGATTGCTGCAAAGAAAAGCACATATATTACCTGTGATATGGGATTGGGCTGTGAATCGCATCTAATTGGAGATTGGGAACCTGGCGTTCCCCAAATCTGGTACGTTTGGGGCGGAGGATAAGTGTGAAGTTGGCAATCAGGGGACTAGTAATAGGGTGCGAGGCCCGCAGATCGCCTTTGGCGGTTGTACCGCCAAGTTTCTATTCAGCGGGGAGGGTAGGTCTGATCCTCCTGCCCTCTCCGAATATACAGAAAGGACCAAAGGGATGATGGACATGGGATGAGATGAACCAATTAGAAGATATACACTGGGTAGAAACATATGCAGACCTAGGTGCAGAGGCAATCGCCAAAATTCTTGGATGTCCTGTAAAAGATGCCAATGTAGCTATTCATAATACTATCATGTCTGTACGTGCTAAAACAGACATTGAGATGGAAATAATCAGAGATATTTTTCCAGAATGGAATGGTACATTATTAGCTATGTCTCTTGGCAGACACCGCAGGTCAATAGCTAAATGGGCCAAAGACATGAAGTTAGTCAAACAGAGTAGAACATCAAAAGGCTTTTGGGATATGTGGAGAACCTACGTCCAGGCCAACATTATCAATCTCTTACCACTTGCTTCACATATCGTTATTCGTCCAGGCGAGAAGAATCTAGAGTGTACACTGTGTACACATACAAGATGTGATTTTAGGCAAGTATTACCTTGTGAGAATTTGACACTATGGGATTTACAAACCAACAGTGAAAGGAACGAACAATGAATGCTTTTGTAGCTGTTGTAAGTGTGGTATTTATTCTCCTTCAGGGCTTAGCATGGTTCATGGGTGATAGCAGACTAGTGATGAACATCTCATACGCCTGCGGTCCATGGATCCTATTTACATTGACTCTGATAGTAGACGAGATGAAGAAGAAAAAGTAGCACTTGACAAGAAGCGAGTTTTGTGGTATACTGTAGACAGTAGATGCGTGCTCTATAAATGGTGATTCTCACGCCAATAGAACCCAACGCAAATACAAGCCCCTATTGGGTGTGAGCTCTTGGACGCTTTGCTGCGCGTTGGCAGCGATGAGAAAAAGGGTCACAAGGACTCACACCCAATGGGGTCTTTTAGTCTGTAACTTTTGCACAAAAGGAGGGAATGAGAATGAAATAAGACCATGTGTAGTGCTGTCAAGTGTTGTACTGTGGGGTCATGTGCGATAAATTAAGGTAAAACTCAATCAATGAAAGGAATGAAGAAATGCCAGAAATTGCGGATGTCATAGTCAGTGGATTGATTTTCAAGAGTGTTACAATCCCAATAGTTAGCATAAGTGGATCGTCAATGATACAGAACAAAATGAGTGATAAAACAAAGGAGAGGATGCGTGGGAAGCAAACCGGGCAACCAAATTCCGGTCGACAACCAAAGGATATAGAGGCGCTCTATCTTGGTTCTTTGCACCCAAAGAATCCTGTGACAGGGAATTATACCTTTCCTGGGTGGGGGTTCCAAAAGGCCATTACTGAGGCACCTAGATTCGACGACAACTTAAAAATGAATGCCATGCGGCAGTCAATCACTGTCGATAGTGAGTACATTGACATTATTGGTGAACCACAAATGAGAGAAGACCTAGTGAAAATTGGAAGGGGGTCAGCCGATCTAGCCTATCGTGGTGAGTTTCTTAAGTGGTCTGCCGTTCTCCCCATCACCTACAATTCAGCAGCCATTAGTTTGGAACAGCTCGTTGGCCTTGTAAACATTGCTGGATGGTGTATTGGAGTAGGATCGTGGCGGCCTGGCAGTTCAGCGGGTGGCATGCATGGAAAATTTAGAATTGCAAGAGAGGGTGAGTAGATGTCGCCAATCTATCGAATAAAACCAGGATGGTGCCCTGCCGACCCCAACAAAGCACAGGCTTATGGGGAACGAATAGAATATTTGGATACACTGAGTGAAGTCGGCTCTGCTTCAGTACGTGATGTCGTAAACGACGCTAAAGACCCGCAATCAATTCTACACGATGTCTTTGAATGGGATGATAGTGTGGCGGGTGAGAAGTACCGCCTGCAGCAAGCGCGACTTCTTTTGAACCATTTGGTAGTAGTAGTTAAGGACCAGGAAGTTGAGGAGGTTCGTGCCAGGTTTAGCGTTACCACTCCAAGTGGTGATAACGTCTATGCGGCCTTTCAGACTGTTCAGGACACGCCGGATTATCAACAACAGATTATCGACCAGGCCCTGAAGCAACTGAGAATCTGGCAAAAGAAGTACAGCATGTATCAGGTTCTGTCCGGTATCACATTGGCTATCGAAGAGGCACTATCTTCTTTGCCGTAGCCGATTAAAATACAACTTATGTCATGTGTGGTACTGTGCTGTAGTGCGGTGTTCGGTGATGTGTTGTTTGGTAAACTAAGGCAAGGGAACGACTCTTCTAGCAGACATCAAACTCTGTTAGAAGACTTCTTTCGGCAATGTGATGTTCGGTGTGGTGCTGTATTGTCTAGTGAGGTACAGTAAACTAAGGTAAGGGTTCGTTATCCCTAACAGACATCATACTCTGCTAGGGATACTTGTAGTAATGATGTGGTGTCTGGTTTGGTTTAGTAATGCCTTGTTATGTCATGTGCTGTGCAGTAAACTAAGGTAAGGGTAACAGAACTCTGCCACTCAATCAGGGAGTGTGAGACAAGCAGGTTCGAGTCCTGCCAGGGTTCATTTGACAAAAACATAGATTTGTGGTATAATTAAGGATATGAACAAATGGCAACTTCTCGTGCCAAATTCAACCATAACAGCAAAGGCCCTATTAGGTATGGGTTTCTTGTTCCTTGTCGAGTTATGGCGACGCCGAGAAGAGGAGCATTAGAAATCCATACCTAATGGGGTCTTTTAGGCTAAATGGAGAATTACTATATGGATAGTGAAGTAGAATACAAACCATTATGGTTGCAATCACGAAAGATGTTTTTTAGTGACCCAAGAATCCAAGAAACAAGACGAACAAAGAGACTGTGGAGCTACATAAAACTTCCTGAGCGACTGTTTGAGTCTAAATGCAATGGTTTATTAAAGATAATTGGTCCTGCCATGCTCGTGTACATGGACATACTTGCTCATGTTACAAGAGGGAACAAAAGCACATGGGGAGAGATTGGGCCACTATACCAAAAGGGCCTTCTTGTGACATTCAGAACACAAAGAAATATTGCTGATGATTTGGGAATACATCACACGCATGTGAATGGTTTGGTTAAAATCTTAAAGGAGTACAATTTTCTAACAACTGATATTCGGCATTGGACAGGAACGAACGGTTCTCAACAGCATGGAACATTTTACTGTGTTGGATTTTGGGAATGGGATGACTCAGGAAAGATTAGGATAGAATATCCTTACAGCTACATCGCAGTACAGGATTGGGTCGATAGCCACTAAATTTATGTTAAATTACCCCCCAGAGTAAATTACTCCCACAGCTAACTTATAAGTTAGTCGTGGGGCTAACACTATTAAGAGTACAACAGTAAGAAGACACTACTCTTTAGAGAGAACAACTACTAATAAAAGAACATTTACATTTATGTGTGCTACGCACAAAATTCTGATAGAAAGGGGGGATGAAGTATAATTTGTGTATTTATCCTTACTTGACAGATAATATCAAAACTACTCAGAAAGGAACTCAAATGTCAGACTCATACAGACACACGCCTGTGATTGGATTTTGTGGCAGCTGTTCTGAGAAATTCTACAAGGCACTCCGTAATGGACGGGAGCGTGTTCGTGTCAGGGGATTAATGGCAGTAGGCGAGTATGACATGCTAAAATTTGAGTTAGTTCCGTGGGACGAGTGGCAGACCATGCGTGATGGAAAGGTGTGGTTGGGTGTCGATGTGTGGTCAGAGAGTCCTATGTTGATGAGAAAGTGACATTTACGTAAAATTTACGTTTGGGGTATTGACATTTGGTGGGTGGTGGTGTATACTGGTTGACAGTTGACTTTTGCACAAAAGACAAAAAAGACTGGCTAAAAACAATTATTTAATTCGAGGGTGCATATGCTAACAGTGTTTTCTAAAAGTGGTTGACATGGCTGTCATGAACTCGTTGGGTTCTTGGATGGCCTTGGTGAGCAGTACAAAGTTGTAGATGTGGATGCGCAACCACACGTGATAGAGTTTTTGCGCAAGAGGCTGAATGGGCAGTTTTTTGTTCCTGTGCTGCACGACAGTGTGTCCGGGCAGATACTAGCAGGATGGTCTAAGGAAGGTGTGGAGAAGTTCTTGGGATGATGTATTTTGATGAGCTTGGGTTCTACCACTATCACGATTATCAATCCAATGCTAGATGTTGGTGTGGATGGAGCATGGAAGGATATGAGAAAGTGAAGAAGATAGTATTTGATGTGATTTGTGGGTTGCCTATTAGCGGTCCATATTGGCATGGGCTAGAATACTTTGGACCTGATGAATGTGAGTGGATAGGTACGGTCGAAGCATATGGTATTGAAGATGCGTATGGCTTTGTTTGCCCTGCATGTGGGCAGACATTAAATGACGACATTCACTTCTGGAGTAGAAGGGAAGAATTGTGGTGGTAAGTCGAATGTTAATGAAGTTTGTTGTCACAATTCAGCAGGATATAAACGTAGAAGCGGAGACTGAGGAGGCCGCTAGGTATTTTGCAATGAGGAACATCCCTCATACACATGTGGGTGGAGCAGGTAGGCATGGAAGCTACTCACTTCAAACCTTGAATAAGGCGAAGGTTATAAGCATAGAAGAGTATGAGGAGGAGACTGTTTGATGCCTGGAAAGATGCTGTGGTGTGACAAGTGCAAGAAGTTCATTGTCCACATTTTTGATGGCAAGCTATGGATATGCCAGAGATGCGGGGGTGGAAAGAGATGATACGAAGCTATCCGAAGATATACAATCTAGGTCACGCCGCCATAAAAGAGCTGTTCCTTGACGACGTGATAGTAGAAGAGAAAATCGACGGGTCGCAAATTTCTTTCAGCCGGACCACAGAAGGTGAGTTGATGTGCCGCAGTAAGGGGAAGGACCAAAGTCCGGGCCAACAGGACAAGATGTTTAACAAGGCCATAGAGACAATTCAGAGCATTCAGCATCTGCTAACTCCTGGGTGGACTTATCGTGGTGAGTACCTGCAAAAACCAAAGCACAACACCATCGCGTATGATAGGGTACCTGATAGACACATCATCATCTTTGACGTGGACGTGGGCATGGAAAGCTACATGTCTTATGAGATGAAGAGAGATGAGTCTCAGAGATTAGGATTGGAATGTGTTCCTGTACTGGCAGAGGGAATGTTCACAGACTATAATACATTTATGGAGTTGTTGGATACACCAAGTTGCCTTGGCGGGTCAACCATCGAAGGAGTTGTAATCAAGAACTATTCTCGGTGGGGGAGAGATAAAAAGGCGTTGATGGGAAAATATGTCTCTGAGAAGTTCAAGGAATCAAATAAATCGAATTGGACACCTAAGACCGGCAAGAGCATAATTCAAATCATCGGTGAGAGCCTACGGACAGAAGCGCGATGGAATAAGGCTATTCAGCATTTACGGGACAGTGGGGAACTTGTCAATGAACCAAAGGATATTGGCGGATTGATAAGAGAATTGCAGAGAGACGTGAAGGAAGAGTGTGAAGATGAGATAAAAGCAGCACTTTTTCAATGGGCGTGGAAGGATATATCTCGAATCGTTACATTTGGATTTCCGGAGCAATACAAACGACTACTCGCAGAGAGCCAATTTGAAAGAGAGAAATTATGAAACTACCATTTTATCGAGAGTCCTTGTCTGAGAAGGACTGCCTGAATTGTTTGGTCTACCACAGATTGCGCAATAGGGCGTGCAGCAGATATGTGGATTGTAAGGCAGATAGGACGCCCGAGGATACGACGTGGGGGCAGGAACACTTTCCACTTGATGGTGATTGGGAAGACGCTATGCCCCGACTGGATGGTGAGACGGGGAGAAGGTGGTCCTTCACAGAGAGTGAAGTAGCTGAATGGAAACATCGAGTTTATGGCAAATGAGAGTGGGTGGGAGGTAGAATTCACAGTTCACGCCCCAATGCGATTGGCCAACAACGGTCGATGGAATCCTGCCTTTGGTGTGATTAGCAAGAATAGAAAAATCATAGTCAAAGGCAGGTTTGCTGTCTGGTCTAAGGAAGCTAAAGATTGGGGTAGTGACCTTCAATTTCTGTCAAGGCAGGCACTCCATGGACTTCCAGTAGGAGATGCTGATTATAAGATTACGTTGCAGATGCGGGTTCACGACAAAAGGAGGCGTGATACTCATAACTTTTTAGAATTCATTTGTGATGCTTTACAGAGTATACTGGAAGTGGACGATTCCAGATTTATCACTGAGACATTACCACACAAGTATGTTAAAAACATAGAGGATAGTGG